AGCCTTGATAGCCTTGATCGCCTTGTGAACCGTTGGTACCGTTAGTACCGTTAGTACCGTTAGTGCCAGCTGCGCCTTGATCGCCTTGTTCGCCCTGATAGCCTTGATAGCCTTGATAGCCTTGAAAGCCTTGATCACCCTGTTCACCCTGTTCGCCTTGATAGCCTTGATAGCCTTGATAGCCTTGAAAGCCTTGATCGCCCTGTTCGCCTTGTTCGCCTTGTTCGCCCTGTTCGCCCTGTTCGCCTTGATAGCCTTGATAGCCTTGAAAGCCTTGAAAGCCTTGATCGCCCTGTTCGCCTTGTTCGCCTTGTTCGCCCTGTTCGCCCTGTTCGCCTTGATAGCCTTGATAGCCTTGATAGCCTTGAAAGCCTTGAAAGCCTTGAAAGCCTTGATCACCCTGTTCGCCTTGTTCGCCCTGTTCGCCTTGATAGCCTTGATAGCCTTGAAAGCCTTGATTGCCCTGTTCGCCTTGTTCGCCCTGTTCGCCCTGTTCGCCCTGTTCGCCCTGTTCGCCCTGTTCGCCTTGATAGCCTTGATAGCCTTGAAAGCCTTGATCGCCCTGTTCGCCTTGTTCGCCTTGTTCGCCTTGATAGCCTTGATAGCCTTGAAAGCCTTGATCGCCCTGTTCGCCTTGTTCGCCTTGTTCGCCTTGTTCGCCTTGTTCGCCCTGATTGCCTTGATAGCCTTGAAAGCCTTGTTCGCCCTGATTGCCTTGATTGCCTTCTCCGCCTTCGCCAATTAATATAGGCTCACTATCATTAATCTTAGCGTATAAACCATCGTCATATTTAAATCTAATGTTATTGGCTCCATCGTTAAGAGCAACAGTATATCCATTAAATGGACTTGAATAAGTTGAATAAACAACACCTTCTCTTATCCTCATGCTTCCGTAAACGTCAAGTTTAATTCCATTTGAATTAGATGGCGCTGTATCATTTATACCTACAGACCCATTTCTACTGGCGGTTAAGCAGTCATTAAAATAATTTTCAGTTCCTAACCAAGTTCTTAAAAGAATGTCTCCAGTAGGAGCCTTTCCGCCAATTAATTGAACAACTCCAGCATTTCCTATTAGACTGTTTTTGCCAACCAAATCTATTTGTCCTGCGCCATTATCAGCGCCAACTGCGCCCCAGTTATCGGTTCCTCCTGTTATTGATAATACATTATCATCTACGTTTCTTCTAATTCCTATTGTAGATCCAATAATTAAACCGCCTTGGCTATTAACAGAGCTGCCTGAATTTGAATCACCTAATACACTTCCAGTAGCTATTCTACCGTTGATAACTAAATTAGTTCCGTCCCATCTTAAAAATTTACTCGTAGCCGCGTTTCCAATATAAAATTGATAAGCATTTTCTTGTCCTTCTCCCTGTGTGTTACCTAAGAAAAATCCATTACCAGAAAAAGCTGTTGCAGCATAGGTGATTCCGTCTGACTTAATATATCCTTGATTTCCGATAGTTAATCCATTAGCTCCAATTTTAGTTACGTTTTTATTATCACCAAAATAACCAGTCAACGCTAAAACATCTCCTCTTACAGACACTCCATTAAATTCAGCTTGACCATTGCCAACAATTCTAAAGCCAATAGATTGCGCGGATGGCTGCGTAGAAGTCTGCGCCCAAAGCCCGCCAACACCCGGAAACGAAGCTCCACTCGATGTGTGAGTAGAAAGACAATCGTAAACAATAAACGTTCCATTTGCCTGCTCAACCTTGCACTGCAATTGATCGCTAGGAGTAGCTTTGCCTAAACTTTTTTGTCTAAAAACTTTACCAGAAGTCCAAGTTTCAATGAAAGAACTTGATTGTAAATAAGCGTTTGCGTTGGCTAATTCAAGAACCTGAGAAGATAAAAAACCAGAAGTTATTTTTCCGGCATCAACAGTTTGAATTTGAGCGTTTTTAATTCTTACTACTTGATTAGGAGGATTTGATGGATCTTCTACAACTTCAAATGGAACTTCAGCGCTAACTCCATTCCATACTTGAAAATTGTCAGCAACCAAAACAAAACTTTTATCTGTTCCATCTGCTTTTAAAAGGCCAGAAATATTATTATTTCCATCTAATTTAAGCATTGGCCCAAAACTAGCAACCCAAGATGATCCTGATCTTACATATATTTTATAATTATCATCAGTATCATACCAAATATCTCCAGTGTTATAAGTTCCGCCAGTTGGAGCCGATGACTGATAATAAACTTTAGCTTTTCCGTCTGCGGATGTTTGCGCTCCTTCTGCTGATGCTTGTGCGGTTGCCGCGTTCGCAAGAGCTTCAGCCGCTTTTGCGTCAGCCAAGGCAGCATTAGCTATACCTAAGCTAGCATTTGTTGTTGCCTTTAATACGCTGGGCAGATTATTAGCGATAACGTTAAGAGAAATTCCAGCATTGATTCTTTGCGTTTCTTTGTCAGAATTGCTATAAAATATGAATTGATCCTCATTGTTTAACTGAGTCGCCAAAGGAAGTTCTGTTATTCTCTTGCTCATACTTATATTTACATTAAGGATTGATAGATTCGTTAGTATAAATCGCGCTTAACGTTGGCTGATTGTAAGCTCCAGATATTAAGATACCTGTCGATTCGGTAATCTCAAACGACCAAGATGTTTGAATTATAGACTTGTCGCCAATTTGACCATTAATTGAATACGAATCTAATTTGGCGTTCTGTATCTTTACTCCTAGTTTTTTATCTTGGTTGGAGTTTTTAAACAAAATGTCAAAATCATAACCAGCAGCGGACACATCTTCTTGCGTGAACTTCTCATTAAGCTTTTCAGCATCAAAAGAATTCACTATAGAATCCAAAGACATTGTTCCCACTATTGGTTTTTGAATCTTTCTAGCAAAAGGATAATTGCTGCCAAATCCATAAAGAGCTTTTCTTTCTAAGTTAACCGCAATATCTAACGATTGAAAATTATCGAATACAAAACCAAACTTAATTCCCGCTGATCCGCTGTTGTTTGTAGCGACAATACTTGTTGAGTTGTAAGGGCAACCTCCATCAAACACTCCAGTAAATGCGTTTTGAATTCTAGTTGGTCTAGAAGCGTTATAAAAATTAAACCCATATCTCTTGTTTTGCGCTTGCGAGTCTTCTCCCGCCAGAGCTGTATTTACGGCTGGAACATAATTTGTAGCTGAGTAGTTCGTAATCTGCGCGTTAGCGCCAACGTATTTGCAACTAACTTCGGCCATTTGACCAACAGACGTTCTAATACTATAAGAACCTAAATACGTATTACCTATTCCCAAAACATTAAAATCAGTTGGAGTAAAAGAAGCTACAGCATCTTTAGCTTGATCGTTAGCTATCATTACATAAAAGTTTCTATCTTTATCGTCAGTTAAAATAGTATATAAAGGATTTGTGTAGGCGTTATCAGTAAAATCTAATCCTAAATGTTTTTCATTCCATCCGTCATTCAATAAATAAGAAACGTCCAATTCTACATCTGGAGATAATTGGCTATGTCTTGCAGCAAACGCTGAAGACCCAATCTGCTTTAACGGCTGGCGATCCATATTAAAAGAAAAGCCATAGCTCTGAATAAAGTCTAAGCGAGAAACTGCGTTGCCAGTGTTACTCGCAGTAACGAACGCATCCCGCGAACCAACAAACATCATTTCCATTTCGTATGAAATTAGTTTTCTCATTAGTAAGCCTTTCTTGCCCCAAGCGGATCTTCTATTAGAGTTAAAGAAATATCATTTACGTTTTTGTAAACGAACGTGTGACTCCATTGATTTGAAAAGAAGAGTTTGTTTTGATCGTAAATCTTTGGAAACTTATATTGGAATTTTCTATATCCTTGTTTACCGCATAAAAAGTGCAAAATACATCTAGCCTCGTTATCCGAAATTCCTTTGAAATCTAGTTTTAATGATTTTAAAACATTAGCGTGCATTCCGAAATCAGCTCTTTTCGTGAAAGAATACGGCAGCTCTGTTTTGATTACAGATGTTTCTTTTGATACTTGAGCTGGATAAGTTGGCTGAAAGAAAAACTCTTTTGTAAATTTCGAGTTAGAGATCGCAGTATTTTCGCCTACGCTAATGTCACCAGTGACATAGTAAAAAGAATCGTATAAATTGTTTGCATTTGCGGCGATATTTCTTACTACATCAAATCTAGAGTAAGCTACTCCAGCAGAATACTCGCCTTTCATATTGCTACCTGTAACGTAAGCAGTGTCCCATTTTAACAACGACGCAGCTTGATCAGAACTCAAAGATACGCTAACTGTATGAAGATCGTTTTCATTAAATGAGTTTTCGATATTGTCGCAAAACATACGAATCGGTTTATAAATTTGAGCTGGATCAGTATATAAGAAATGACCAGTACCATTTAAAGATTCAATGTAACCAAGTATTTTGCGCGCATCTTCTTGCTTTTTGTTCTCAAACGGAAGATTCATTTTCATTTGCAAATGATTCAATCCTTTTGGCATAATGTGCAGATAGTTATCTGTGGTAGTATATGCCGACAAGTCTGCGGAGAATTCAACTGTAGCGCCATAAGAAGGCGTATAGTCTAACGTTGCAGGTATAGACCCAGATATATTTTGATCTCTATCGTAAAAGAAAGACATTAGATGAATCCTTGATATGTAAGAGTTATCACCAAATCATCGGTAGAAGATGTATTTAAAGTTTCTGATATAAGCTCCATATTGTCCATTGTAAATGTAGCTAATGAGCCTATCTCTATAGTAATCTTTCTACTATTAGAATTCAACAAGTAGTCAAAAGCCCTTTTAGCTTCATAGTCATCAACGCCGATAGTAAAATCAGCATTTACTTTAAACGGTTTAACTGTAACAACTTCCATTGCGCCGCTACCTGTTGGATGATAGTAAGCTTCTCTTTTGCATTCTAACGAATAAGTAAAGGATTCAATTCTGTTAGTGCCGCTTCCGTCGCACTCGATTCTAATATCACCGGGCCTTACGACTCTCAAAGCTCCAGTTTCAGAAGCTCCATTTCCTCCAAATTCATCTCCTACGTCTCCAAATATAGAGAAGCTTGCATTTAGATTTGGGAAATTGCCAACAGAAGCGGCAACTGAATACGATGTAAGGTAAGCCGAATTAAAGCCAAACTTTTTTCCTTTATAATCTACTCCTCCAACTAGAGGATTTAATCCTGTAAAATTTAAAAAGAAATCGGCAGGAGATAAGTATTTCTGAACGCTTAAAGAAGATTGCGGCGCGCTAGAAGTGAAGGTTTTAAACTTTGAATAACCAATGACACTAACATGGTCAACTGGAAGAGAGTAGCCAAAATTAACACTATTAACGCCAAATATTTTGTGGCCGCTAATGTATAAACTATTATCGTAATTAGAGACTGATGAATTTTTGCTCATTATCTACTTCTGAGTGCTCCCCCTAAACGTTTTTCTTCGTTAATGGTTTCAAGCACTACAGCCTTAATCCGTTCTCCCATCTTCTTATAATCTACGCCACCTTGTGATGTTTGACCTTGTGACTCACTAGAAGAACTACTGCCAGAAACATTAATGCTAATGTTTACTGCGGTTCCTGTTTTAGAGTCAATTTTTGCCTTAGAGTCTGACGATTCTACGGTAGCGTCCATGCCAACTTCGCCGCCATCCGCAAATCTAGCGCGACCAGTATTCATTGAGTCAAGATACTGTTTGCCGTACTTACGGGTGGTGGCGCGATTCATAACGTATTCGCCGCCCATTAATAAGGCTGGAATATCATCTGTTGGTCCGCCACCATTGTTAAATCCAGCGATCATTCCGCCATATGCTCCTCCTCTATATCCAATTGCATTTCCAACTCCAACGCGAGGTGCAGAATTAAAATATAAACTTTCAAATTTATCATTTGGAATCGCATTTGCCAATCCTTGATTATTTAAAACAGTATTGTTTAAATTTTCAATTCCACCTTTAAAATTATTTTGCCCATAATCTAATTTCGTTGTTGGTTTAGTCTTCATTGCTGATCTTAATTTTCCAGCTCCATAAGCAACAGCAATAGAAGCCACGGTAGAAATAATCTGTTGTTGCATAGCTTTTCTTTGCTGTGTTCTGTAAGCTTCTCTCTTAGCGATAAGATCTAAACCTTGTTGTTGAGCACTAGTAACTTCTCCTTTAATAGTATCTTCGTTCATCAATCCAAATCTAGAGAGTCTAGAGCTTTGATCTTCAAGATTAGCGTAAGCTGTTGATCCAGTTCCTTGCAATATATCAGTAGCGCCGCTTGTTGTTGTTTGATTTGCAAACTTAGATAATTGATCGTATCCAGAAATTGCTGATCCACCACGAACACCAGGAAGAAAAATGCCACCATCATTCATCTTGGCGATATTTTCCGCGCCATATTTTTGAACGGCAGATTTACGCATAACGTATTCACCAGCGCTTAACATTGCTGGTACGTCATCACGGATTCCAGATCCGCCAGTAACCATACCGCCAGTAGCGAATTTTTTAACGTATCCTCCTTGAGATCCTCCAATAGCAGCAGTAAAACTTCCAACTATATTTTTAGAGGCAGACTCTAACATTGCGGATTGAATTGTTTGCAGGAAAGATTTAGCTACATTTTGTAAAGCTTCTCCAATATTATCGGCCCCAGAAAGACCAACTTTCATAGCTTCAGTTAAACCGTCAGCTAATGCTTTTGGGGTATCTTGCCCAAGTATTTGTTGAAATGTTTTAGCTTCATCTAATAAACCAGAACCTTCGATTCTCAGGTTTTGTCCGATAGTGTTAGCTTTTCCAGTTGTTAAGTTAGAGCGCTCTTCCAAAGAAAGATCTTTAAATTCTTTACCTTTAAGATTTTGTTTTAATACAGAAGCTTTGGCTTGTTCCCTTAAATTAATTGAAGTTCCAGAGTAAGCGTCTCCTTTAGATATTGTAGATATAATTTCACTACCTAATTGATTTGATATTTTAGTTTTTTCGTTTTCTGTAACCGCCGCTAAATTATTATATTGAGCCGTTAACTTTCTTGTGGCATCAATTAAACTAGATTTTTCTAATCTAAGTTCATCTGCTACTTTTTGATCTAAAGCCAATTGACTTATTTGAGAATTATATGCATCTTGAATAGTAATCTTTCTTCTGATTTCGTTTCTTTCCGCACCAAATCTTTGTCTCGTTAAAGCCACATCAACTTTGTTGTTTTCGTTTTTATCGTTTTCTGATCTGACTAAAGCGTCTTCTGCATCCGTTAATTTTTTAGCGATATTAGCTCGCTTTACATCTTCGGTATAACCTGTTTTATACTGCTCCAAAGTAACTTTTTTAAATGCCGTTAGTTCGTCATCAACTTTAGCATTTTTAGCCATGTTATCTACTTCAATACGAGCAGAGATTGCTTTATTTTTAGCGTCGATTTCGTATTTTTGGGCAGCTAACTCTACATTTTGAGCGTACAGTTCATTAGCTTGCGTTGAGTTTGCAATGATGCTATTTAAACCTTCTATTTCTTTCGCATTCTTATCTGTTTGAGGAATAGCTTTTTCAATAGCAGCTTTAAATAACCTGTTCGCTTCTCCGATATCGGCTTTTCTTAAAGACTCAGCTGCTGGTTTTAAACTATCTAAAACTTTTGTTTGAGATTCTATACTTGCTTTCGCAAAACCAGGTATTAAACTAGCCGCCGCTTGTTGCCCCTCTCCTTGGTTAATTTTAGATAAAATTTGTTTTATAGTATCGTCAGATAAATTTTCTAATGGCCCTTTAGCATCTTTTCCTAAATCATCTCCATATCTTGGTATAGGTATTTTTCTATTATTTACAAAAGGGTTTTCTAACGCAGAAATAGAACCCTTCCTAGCTACAGAAGAAGGTCTTGAAAAATCCGAATTTAATATTGATTTTATATTAAAATTTGATTCTTGATCATATGATTCTCTATTTATAAATGGACTATTTTTTACCAATGGCTTGTAAGACACAAGAGATCCTTGTTCTTTTGCTTTTTGAAGAGAAGTTCTTACAGATAAAATACTTAATTCTCTTTCTTTTTTCGCTTCCGCGTTTATTCTTTGTTGCGAATTTATTAATTCTTTTTCAATTTTTTGTTTTTCAGTAAGAATTGAATTATTCTCTCTAAGTTTTTTAGATTCTTCGTCTAACGTATTAATTCTTCTTTGATAAGCGTCGTTTATTAAAAACTCCTGTTCTGCTTGTCTGGCTAAAATAACTTCTCTTTTTTGAAGTTCTCTAACTCCGCCCGATTCACGTAAATCAATATTTGTTTCAGCTCTCTTTTTTGCTTTTGCTACAACTTCTTCCAAAGGTCTCCTTGAAACTTCTCTAAAAGCATTTAAGTCAAATTTTCTTACTTTAAGTTCTTCTCCTAATTCTGGGCTAGGAATTGTCTGTAATTTTGTAGATTGTGTTAGAAAACTTGTTAATATATCTTTGTTTATTTTTTTATCTATCCCAACGCCTTCAACGCCCCCCATTGCTCGGAGTACGTTTAATATATTTTGTATTTCTGACTCACTTAAACCATTAGCATCCCCGCTGCTAGATGTTACTCCTAAACTGTTAGCTTGATTTAAAACTTGTAGTTCAAGGGATTGTTGTTCTTTAGCTTCTTCTCCTTTTGTTTTTGCATCCCCCAATAAACCTAAAATCTTTTCCGCAGTTAATTCTTCTCCTGTTTTTTTGGCCTGATCGCCCAATTCTTTTAATTGCTTGGAAAATCTTTCTCCTTCTGTTTCTAGTGAACTTATATATTTGCCTATTACTGGAGCTAAATTAGCAAAAGCAGATGTCGCAACGCTTACTACGGCAACCAAAGGATTTATTTTCGTGCCTATAAAAGAAAGCCCCGTAAACACGGTCCCTAAAACTCCTCCAGCAGCTTCTAAACTCATTGCAGCTCCTGATCCTTCTTTAGCTAAAGATTGCATTGCTGATGTAGCTCCTACTGCTGCCGCTTGTAATGCGAAAAATTTTGTAGGATTAAATTCTTGTGGCTCTTTATTTGCTTTGCTTGTTTTTGAAACAGGTACTCCTTCTAAACTTGGGAATGGCAAATTTTTTATATTTGCCGCTGGACTTGATTTTATTTTAGATATAAAACTTTCAGTATTTGTTAAAAGATTTTTTTGCGCAGTTTCGTTTAACCCGTAAGTCACAGATAAAGACTTTATCTTTTCTATTAAATTATTTTCGTTAATTGATCCATTTCTATAAGCTATCTGACTTAAAATAATTTCTTTAGTTAGTTTGTTCTTTGCGTCGCTTAAAATATTAGATGACTCTATTTCTTTTTTTTGTCCTGCAATTGAATCTAACTCTTTTAGTGCGGCTCTTTTATCTTTTCTATTACCCCCAAACATTCCTGAGCCTTGAGCTGGTTTATCGTCGGCAAAATTTGGAATCTTCCCATCTGGTTCGTCTCTTGTGTTAATGACGGCAAATCCTTCTGGATTTTTTCCATTTTTTAATCTTGCGTCTTTTGTGATGCGGATTTGAGAAGGATCTAATCCAGCCGCCATTTCTCTTTCAACGGCAGCTTTTAATGGGTCTGCAAAGTTAGGAATGTAACCTAATGAAGCGGCTCCTGTTTGAAAAGACTCAGGATCAATAATAGCGTTTTCTTCTAAATTCGCCTTTACCATTATGCTGGACATTTTTTTGCCCGCATTATTTTTTAGCATACCTACTTTTTTAACAGCGCCAGGATCAGTTCTAATTTCATCAAATAAACTTAAAAGTTTTGTAGATTGTTTTCCTTCTTTTAAAATTGTCCCCAATGTTTGTTTAATCTCTGATTGTCCTTGTTTTGGATTATTGTCAAAAGCTTTATAAAAAAGAGTTGCTCCATCAATTTGTGAAGTTTCGTTAAGCGAAATAGATTGTCTATTAGCTTTTGTTGCCTTTATTATTTTATCTGGAGCGGTATCTTGGTTGCCGTTTATTAATTTGGCTAATATACTTTTTCTAGCGTACTCATTAAAATTAAGTTTAAGATCTCCCCAAGATCCTTTAACACCTAAAGCATTTTTTTTGTCTTGAGGGGCTTTATCTAAATCGCCAGGATAAAAATCAAAAATTGCGTTCGATCCTCTTGTTTCAGGCACGCCCAAATAATCACGGACTCTTTCTTCAAAATCATCTCCAGCTATAGTAGATGCTGGTCTAACTCCTATTTCATTAGCAAAATTTGGAACGTATCCACCAGCTGCTCCGAGTTTTTTAGCTCCAGCAGGAAGGCCAAATGATCTAATCATATCTTGGTTAAAGATAGCCGATCCACCGTTAGCGTAATTAGGCACAATATACTCGCTAGTATTAGCGATCATTGTTCCCTTTTTGCCGCCACCAAAAGCAAAATTTGGAATAGAAACTACTTTAGATGAAGAGCTAGCTCCTCCAACTCCACGGCTAACATCGGCGGCTTCTTGAGCTGGTAAATATCCAGATGAGCCTTTCTTTACAAGTTTCCCTGATGTCGCGCTAAATCCACCTGTTTGAATAGCTGGGGCAAGAGCGACAGATATATCTCTAACCTTTTTTAAAGCAATTTCTTGATCATTATAAATTTTCAACAAAGCTTTTTCTTGCGCTTTTCTATCTCCAGCAAGAGAGTTCATCCGCTGCATTACGCTTTCGTTACTAATCAATGTATTATATACCGCTTGCTCTAAAGCCTCTCTTTCTTTTACTTTAGAATTTAATCCTAGAATAGTCTGTAAAGATTCAGCCCCGAACTGAATAATATTTTTTGTTAATATTACAAACAAAGCAGTCAATACAGGAATACCTACTTTAAAAAACACTCCTCCTAAGCCGCTAATTAAACCTTTTGCTATATTTCCCCCAATTCCTTCTGAATCTATAACACTATTAATTGACGATACTAAATCCCCGAAAAAGTTTAACAAACCTTTTAAATTATCCGATACTCCAATTCGTCCTATTGAATTTGCTAATTTATCCGTGGAAACAGAAACGCTATTGATTATCGCATCTAGCGATTTATTTAATTCTATTTGTCTTTGATAAGCTTCACTACTTGCATTAGAAGATGTTGTTTTTGATTTATCAAATTGACTTTCCGCAGAATTTAAATCTTGAAGTAAAGCATTTAAAATGTTGATGTTGTATTTGCTACCTACCGCTTCTAATGCTTGAATTTTTTCTGTGCCAGATAGAGTATTTAAAGTTGACGCCAATTCTTTAAGGATTGGAACGACTGGTCTTACGTTGCCAGCAGCATCTACCGAAGAAATGCCTATTTTTTGTAAAGCTTGAATCGTATCTTCAGATCTGATTCTTGTGAAAATAGATTTAAATGCGTTACCAATTACAGCGCCACCACGCGCAGTCTTTTCTTGAACGGCTGTAATTATGCCGTTTAATTCGTCAAAAGATACGCCAACATCTTGAGCGATAGATCCAGCGCGAGATAAACCGTTAGCTAAATCAGCAGCAGAAACGGCGAATTTGCTATCTACGGCGACTAATTTATTTAAAATCTCTGAGGTTGTTAATCCTGAACTGCCGAAAGAATTTACCGCAGCAGTTAAAACATCAACAGCATCAGCCGCGCTTAAAGAAGTGAATCTAGCCAGCGTTAAAGCATCGTTAGTTCTAGATAAGGTTTCCTGCAAACTTAAACCTTGACGAGAGAATTCAACGGCGGCTTCGCTTGCTATTTTAAATGATTGTCCAGTATTTTTCGCCAATTCAAAAAGACTATCACCGAAACGATTAAGCTCATCTCCGCTTTTTCCGCTAACGGCACCGATTTGAGCTAAACTTTTTTGGACTTCTATTGTCGTTGTTACAAGGCTTGCAAAGGCGTTTTGAATACCGTTTATGATACCTACCGAAGCGCCGAAGGCGATAACACGAGCATTAGATGCTGCGATAGACTTTTCAAACTCTGTAGCAAGCCCAGTAACCCTTCCAAGTGGCTGAGATAATTTTCCTAATGACCCTTCATTTAATTTAACATTAGCTTGTATATTAAGCGGCTTAAGCGCCTTTTCTTGCGCTTGAACAGACTCATTAATACCAGTAACTTTTCCTTGAATTGATAGTATGTTTGCCATCCTTTAACCTTTTGAGTATTTTACACTCAAAGATTAACCTTCGCCATGTAATTTCATTAGCTCTTCCATATTAAGAGTTTTTTTCTCTTTCATCAACTTATTAAGAGAAGTGCCCTTCATGTTGTTATCGTCCATATCTTCTTTACTTGCGCCGAATACCATAGATGCGCTAACATCTCCTTTTGGAGCGTGTTTAGAATCAAAGTCTTTTTTAGCGGTAGATTTGTCCTTATACGCTAGTAAAGCTTCAGGGTCTTTTCTAATATTGTCAGGAATATTCTCTACATTGTCAAATATACTCTTAAATATCTTACCATACATTATAATTCTTACTTGAAAATCAGTAAGTTTTACCATAGGCAAACCAAAGAATTCTGTCGGATAATCAAGTACCAAAAAATATTGATTAAAGAAGTCCATCAGAACAGTTTTCTGGATATTAATATCCATAAAGTCGTGCATGAATGTGTTATAAAGCAAGATAAACTCTACTAATTCCTCGTAAGACATATCCTCAAAGTCTTGTATCGAAAAAAATTTTTGTTTCAATTCTTCGTCTTTGTAAAAAGACTCGTAAATAATATAGTCGCTCGATCTATTTGAAGCGTACTCTTCTACAGTTTTTCCTAAAACGCTTCTTCTTTCTGTTAATTTAGCTATCAACTTTTCTTTTTGCTCGTCTATTACTTTCTGAATCTCTTTAATCTCTAAAGATTTAAAAAGATTTTTTTTAGTAACATTCAACCGTTCAATATAAGATTGAATTTTAGCGATTTCTGCTTCATCGTTATCGCTCCAAAAACCTTCTTTTTTTGCAGTTTCCAACGACTGTTCTTCTGTAGGTATCCCCTTATCTACCGCTATCTTATGAAACTGTTTGTACCTTAAATCAAAAATAGCTTTTTCATTGCAGCCTAAATGCTTAACAAAAATAGGGCTACTACGGTATTCAGCCGTTGAGTAGCCCTTAATGATTTCTGTAAACCTAATAAATAGGTCTATTTCACTCAAATTTTCCCGCTGCAATGTCTTCGTCTAGTTTTTTGAAGTCGTCTTTAGAAACTGTTTTACTGAAATACCAAAAAGAAGTGAACGTAATCAGTTTAGTGTAAACCTTTGTGAACAGCGGATCGCCGTTTTCATCGAGATCCGAAAGAGAGTCTAGTTTTTGTTCGTACGTTGATCCTTTAAACATTGGTTCGATTGGCCCATTCGCAACTTGCTTATGAGTCATATTCAAACAGAACCAGCGAATAACGCTGTTTTGCGCAATAGTATCAGCGGTATTGTTAAAGAAGGAAAGATAAACAGTTTCAAGATCAACAGCTTCTTTTCTCAGAACTGCGATTTGTTGAAGAACGTCGTTTTTCTCTAAAGATTCAGAGCCATCTTCTGTTTTCATCAACATATACTTTTGTTGTAATTTACCAATTGCGGCGTAAAGACTACTTAAACGCTGTGAGTCGTCTTGTGAAGAAAGACCTCCAGTATCAGAATACTTTTTAAGCAACATACCTTTTGTGAGAATGCCTTTCTTTACGCAGTTAGAAAGCTCAATGCTGAATTGAAGATCAGAGTCTTCAATATCTCTGCGCGACGGCTGCTTAAAAACTACGCGATGCGGAACTTCTTCTGTTACTTTTTTAGTAATAGTAATGGTCTGACCATTTTCTTCTTTTGTTTCTGTGACATCAACTTCTTTTGGAAGCATGACTGTGAAATCGAATAATTCTTTCATTGTTTAAATGTGTGTTGAAATTCTACTCTGATAACTTCCAAATCGGAAGACATCTTTCTGATTGATTCGTTGCCCATGTCTAGCACGCGCTTGCGTAACCAACTCATTTGATCTTCGTCTAAATAGTTTGCTTGGCGCACAACTGGCTTAAAAGAATCTGGGGCAGAGGTGTATAGCAGAGCAAATTGCCTATCATGTTCATGCTTAATATCTTCTAAAATACCAAGCATCCTCTTGAACAGATCAGAGGTGTTCACCTTAACTTTATCATTT